AGCGCATCGTCCTTGATCCCCTCGTGCAGCTTCCATCTCCACCACGCCATCTGCCTGCTGTTGATCTCCACCCCGTACAACTTCTTGATGTCCTTCACCCACTCTTTCTCCTCCCCAGTTAATTTACCGTCCCAATAAACTTTATAAACATCCGTCTCCGCTTCTACAGAATAAAGTTCATTTCTCCACCATCCACAGAATATAGCTCTCTGAGTTCTAGCCTTTTTGGCAGTCACATACATATCGTGGAACATATTAAACCCACGAGCAGTACTTTCAAATAAATACAATCTCTGAGGATTTGTCTCGGCAAGAGATGCAAGCAGAGACGCTAGGCCCTCCTCATCTCCCCAACTGGATGTCTCAGTACCGTGCAGGTACGTTATCGCCTTACCTCGCCCCAGAGACCCCTTGGAACGCAATCCAGCCACCTGATAAAACAACCGACTACGGTTCTTCAACGAGATGTGGTTTCTGTTGTGAGCAATAACAGGAACTTTATATTCTCTGGGCAACCCATCTATATACATAGACAAGGTACTCCTAAACATATCCCTGTTCTCTTCTGTATCAGTAGTCAATGTACCCTGTAATCCAGGATGTACAAAATGCCAGTAAAGATCTAATGCCAAAGAAATAGTAGTTATCCCTAACTGTCTACCCTTTAATATCACAAAGAAATGAATATCATCCTGTAGACCCTTAGCTATCTCATCCATAATATATGTCTGAGTACCTAATAACCTATCCATCTTCTTGAGACCATGTTCCTTAGTCTCTATTTTAAGTTCACTACAGAACTTGTAGAACTGAACCAGATTAAATGACATGAATTTTTCTTGGGGGGGAGAACGGTTGGGTGCACGTACACACGGGGGTCAAGACCCACCTCATCGGGCCGGCGGATGGGCGGATGGTAGCACGGTGTCGGGTTGGCGTCCCAGCCCATGCCAGCATCAGCGTGCAAGCGTAGGAGTGGATCGGCAGGCAGGGTAGAGCGTAGAGCGGGAATGGAGGGAGGGAAGTGCCCAGTGTCCCGTGTAAGAAGAATGGACCAAAACGTAAGAACAAGGGTTGTGGTCCCATCAGTCTAGTGTCCCGGTAGGTGCTGGCAGTAGATCTATAGGACACTACCCTATACCACCTATATATCTATATAGGGACACTGTACAGGTAGGTACGGGTAGCTACCGGTACTACAGTAGTACTGTATAGATATACATTAGGGTTTCCTCTAGTATAGAAAACAAAAAAAAAGAGAAAATAGTTCACACAAGAGGATTATGTTGTGAGACTATCTATCTAACGGTTCACGGTGAACCGGTTAACAAAAGAGGGACACAGAATGTATCAAGTAACAGCGATCTACCGTAACGACAGTGAAGTAGGGTACGGTGAAGGTGAAGGATACCAGTACAGCATGATGGAATGCATGGAGTCTATCCCTACGTTCTACCTAGGTGACATCGAGAATATCGTACTGGTAGCACGTCGTGAAGGTAGCATTATGATCGTAGAGACTCCGATGTCTCTGTACATGGATGCTCTGGCATTGCAAGCTTAACAGTCTCAGCTACTACCGATTGGCAACAGTCGGTAGTGTCGGACACTGTTCCGGTATCTCATAACATCATATATAGAGGGTTCACCATGTCAAAACCTAGCCTTAAGGTTATCTCTTCATCCATCCGTATCAGCGTCACATCCAAATTGGATGGAATACGCTCATGGTCTCTACAGGCATTGGACACTTGTCCGGGTTCTGTCGGCTCGGATGGTCAACTAGTAGCTGCCTGTAGCGGATGCTATGCCACGACTGGCAACTACGTTTTCGACAATGTGAAAGAGCCTAGACTTCACAATCGGGAAGATTGGAAACGGTCTGATTGGGTTTCTGACATGGTCGCAAGCTTGAACAAGGATAGGTTTTTTCGCTGGTTCGATAGTGGTGATGTTTACGATCTGAAGCTTGCGCGCAAAATCTTAGCAGTGATGGAAGCCACCCCATGGGTCTCGCACTGGCTTCCAACTCGTATGATGAAATTCAAGAAATTTCAGACTGTACTTTCGGCCATGCAAGCGTTACCGAATGTTGTCGTGAGGTTCTCATCCGACAGTGTATTTGGTGAGTACGATTCGCGACATGGGTCCGTGATCGTGCCCGATCCTGAGTCTGTACCGGCCGGGACCAAACTGTGCGAAGCCTACCAACACGGTGGCAAGTGCTCTGGCTGCCGATCCTGCTACAACAAGGATGTGCCAGTGATCGCCTACCCTGCACACGGTCGCAAGATGGACAAGGTAATCCGCATCGCACTGGCAGCATAAATACCTGTTGACAAGGGTGGGTTATCTACCTGATAATCCACTCACTACCTTATCTTATCGGAGCATTATCATGGTCAAAGTCAATATTCACGTCGGATCTTTCAAGGCCCAGCAATGCCCGGAAACCCTGCATTGGTACTGTACCGGGGTTAGCGGCCGCAAGTATTGGGGACACTCTGCGCGAGCTGCAGAGCAAAACGCCCAGCTGCATTTCTACCGATGAACCCATCCGTTGACCATCTACTGGATCTGCTACTCGACGGTGACCCCGTGGCGTGGCAGATCACCAGGACCCCTGACGGTCTGATGATCGTCGGACTTATGAAAAACGGGGAAACCCGTGTGATCGCAAACGTACCTATAACTATCGAGGACGGACAATGAATACGAACGAACGATGCTACGCCGTGGGCGAACGTGTGCGCGGTGTTTACCACGGCCAACCCTACGTTGGGACCGTGGAATACGCGAGACCCCATACGATGAACCAATCCTATAAACACCATATCGTGCTGGAATCCCCCATCGTTGTGTACAGCGACACTCGGGAGCGAATCATCGTATCTGTGTGGGAACCCCGAGAATCTGGCAACACCATCGAACCCGCATAAACGGGACTACAAACGATTCTGACCCCTACCATGTAGGGTAGGGTCAACCTATCCCTTTTCGCCTCACTGAGAGGCTTCTATCGCCCCTTTCGGGGCATCATTGGAGTGTGTGTGATGTTTTACGAAGAAATCCAAGCGAAGATTGCCGACTTGCAGGCCCAGGCTGCGCGAGTGAAGGCCGAGGAGAAGGCCCAGGCTATAGAAGCAGCCCGTGCCATGATCGACAGTTACGGCATCACTGCCAAGGACCTGGGTCTGGACAAGGTCAAGGCTAAGACTGGCCCGAAAGCAGGCAACAAGATCGCAGCCAAGTATCGGGACCCAGCTAGTGGCGCCACTTGGTCAGGCAGGGGTAAGACCCCCAAGTGGATCAACGGGGCTGATAGGTCCCAGTACGCTATCTAATCTTACCGGGGGTTGTGAGCCCCCATCATATCTAGAGTAATCATATGAACCCCAATATTATATTCCAAGTAATCCTTGTTGCCACATTCGGTTTTGCCTTGGGTGGTGCACTGGTAGGTGATGTATATCTCACGGCTATAGGTCTGATTACATCATTAGGTTGTGTCATGGTCCTGATTGCTAGAGGTGATGAATGAAAGGGGAGTGGGTACTGAAGGAGGTCTACTACCAGGATGGATGGCCCTCTGTCATAAGAGACCCCGTGCAATTGAAGCAGGAGCCGGTAGGTAAGTTTGCCAAGTTTACCGATGGTATCTGGCGGGAAGTTACTGACGGATCACCTGGAGTCTTGCTTTATAAAAGAGAAGACCAATGATAATAAAAGGTAAATTTGTCAAGGACTGGGATAAGTCCAAGATCAGTACAGCATATATTCCACCCAATAGATTCCAGATCATCACTTGGGACATGGGTAGAATACAGAGTTGGTTGTTAGGTCAGAAACCGTTGTCTCGTAATATTATCGAAAGGATTATAAAATGAATGATAGAGAATTGATGCAGTATTGGAGGGCAGTAAAGACCCCCAACAAGGAAGTAGAGCAGAAAGCTCTAGAGTTTGGTCGCGCCGTGTACGAGCAGGCGTACAGGGATGCCAGGGAAGAGCTTCGACACTCTTTCTATTCAGGCATGGCAGTAGGTCACGAGGACTGCAAACCTTCGATGCAGAAGGCATTGAGTGCCATGGAGAGTGCCTACTACATTCTCAAGATCCAGCCCGTAACCCCCAACCAAGAAGCCGACACCCTGGCTCTTGCTATCCAATCTGTTAACGATGCACTGGAGAAACTGTCATGACTGAACGTAAAGAATCACGCAAAAAAGTACTACAACCCTGTTTCTACCTGGGTCGTGCTATGTACGTCCCGCACCTACTGAAGCCAGGATACTGGGTATCTTACGGTGGCAAGCTCAAAACCATGCAAGAGTTAATCTTGCTAAAAGCAAAGGTGTCATATGAACAGCTCTTCCCCCAGCCAGCCCCGTATGACTGGATCAGCACAATCAAGGTTGGAGTTTGAGATGGCAATCGACAAGACAACACCCAAGTGTTTTGACACTGCCAAGCAGTTCACCGGCTGGGTCGCAGCAGCTCGTATGTCAAAGCCTATACCTGCACACTCTTACTGCGAAGACTGCACCCCTGACTTTCAAGCCAAGATGATCAGAGAGAATCGTTGCCAGTACCCCGGTACTCTGTTTCATAAGTCAGAAGGTGGATGGGTAGGACGTAGATCTGTCGTCGAGGTTGCTAAGATCAAGCGCCGAGCCGAGATCGGTGAGCCAGACCTGATATGATCTAGTTGGTTCAGTGTGTTCTCCTCTCGGTCTGTGAGGCCGTTAAGCCCAGTCCTTGCACTGGGTTTTTTTTTGTGTTAGGGTTTACCCTGTTGCCGTAGGAAGCAGCTAAGAAGGCTTACTCATGCATCTGCCCCATCGTTGGGGTTCCTACCAGGTGCAGCAGTAAGCCTTTTTTGTTTCTGGCAACCGCCCATGTGTCGGGGTAAACACGGCAGGCATGGGGGACAACCGGTACTGTGGGGAAGCTCTGAGAGACCGGACAGGGTGGCGAAGATAGTGCCCTGGGGCGAACGACTGTCGGGTATGCGGCTCCACCCACGGATGGACCCATTGAAGGCCTGGTCATCCCTCTTGGGAGGGCTAGGTCTGCTCTCCTTCCCTGGATGTTCCAAGAGAGAGTAGTCCTAACAGGTTGATAATATGTATCTTTTAAATCCTAAAAAAAAGAAATCAGTAGCACATATGTGGACAGGTACAGATACTGTCTGCAAGATGTTCAGTACAGGTGGAATGAAACAGAAGAGACAGGTTGTCTCTGAAGAGACTAAGGGTAAACCCTTGTGTCATATGTGTGAAACAGTTCACAACAAGGAGGTGAAGCCACAAGAAACCAGTTGACAGTCTTTTTTTTTTCTGTTCTAGTGTTGTCTCTCGTATCTTATCTATAGGTGATCTTATGAAACTCTGCATCGACTGCAAGCAGTTCATCCCAGCACGGGATGACCCTAAACATCTCATGGCGAAGTGTGGTGCTGACTACAGCATCAACCCAGTCTCTGGTGACAAGACCTTCCGCTACGCTTTTGAGCAGCGTGTCTACTCTACTGGCACTTGTCAGCCTGAGGCTATCCTCTTCATCCCTAAAAACCTAGAGGTCTGCAATGGATGACTTCGCACCTGAAATCCGTAACTCTGCTTGGTGGTCCGGTGATAGCCGTATGGCTGCTAACGGTAAAGCAGCAGAGGCTATCCTCATCAAACAAGG